CGATACGATGTTCCACAAATTGATTGGTGCTTCGCTAATGTTTTATCTAAACCAACTTTATCTTCTAAAACCATATAATCGTTTAGTGTTTCGATTTTATTGGCTTCATTGTTTGGTTTGCGACTTACATATTCAATTGGTTTCCATAAAAGATAACCGACTTTAAAAGCAACAATTTCTCTTGCGTGGTTTTCAACGACTTTGTTGTTGATTTCTTGATGATATACTTTTGTTCTTTGCAAAATTGGTTGAACGCCTTTGTAGTAATTGAACAAATAGTTAATTTGTCCTGCGTTTATTGCATAAAAAGGCATTACTTCGCTTAAAACATTCAAAATATTATTTTCTGTTATTGGACTATATGTTGTTGTTATAAGTTTTCTACCGTTTAATTGCATTTTATGTGACCTTTTTGACAATTCTAAAATACCCACTAAATAAGCAAAAATGTATTTAAGTAAAAACGATATTTGTAAAGTTGATTTTAAAATGGTCTATTGAAAACGCTATAAGTAGCAACGGGGTTGGCGTTTGGTTTCAACATATCCATACCTTGTGAAAGACTATCGGGTGCGTCATCTTTTTGCTTGTTGCCACCACTCGCACTATAACCTAATAAAATTTGCATAAACATATTGTAATCTTTGTTTCTTTGCGGTGCGGATAAGAAATGGAAATGCAATTTGATGTCGCTAGAATGTTGAATAATGCGGTCGCACTTACTAATTGTCGTAGGTGCGGGTCTATCGGTAATGTTAATTGGATAACCTTTGGCTTTCAAAAGTTCATTAACTTCTTGTCCGTATTCATCGCCACGACTATTTCTTTCAAATTGTAATTGTTGTATGCCCCATTTCATACAAAGTTCGGCAATTCTTGGTTGTGTGATGTTCTTATCGCCATAATCGTAAACAACGGCAGGGATATAAACATCGTAGTTTCGCCAACCGATTTCATCTTTATAAACATACATAACGGGACAACTAACTGCGTCGCCACCACCCCAAGCAACATCGCAAGGGGCGATAATCTTATATGGTTTTTTACCTTTTGGAAGTTCGCCATTAAAGTAAAGTAAACTATCGGCACTAAATAATTGACCGCTTCTTTCAATCGGTTCGCCCATAAATTGTGCAGACCACGACGCAATATCGCCCGTGTTTTCAAATGACGCACGCTTTTGTAGATAATAAGTTGTCGAAAAACCTACGCCACAATCGTAATCAAAGTTCGATTTTTCGTCTTTATCTAATGCTGGCTTGTTAATAATCTTATATCTACGCATAGCAAACGCTTTTTCTTCGGTCAAAACTTTAATTCTTCTACCGATTGGGTCGTTTATAGACCAACGTGTGCCTATCCATAAGATTTTTGCGTTTTCTTTTGCACGGGTTAAAAAGTCATTTTCGGTTTTAGACCATAAAGTTGCTAATCTTATTTGATTTACCGCTTCTTCAAAGCCCTCAACCAAGTCATCAGCAATTAAAAGACCACTACAATCGCAAGCACCATTTAAAGAACCGTCGATTGACCTTGCCGTAAATGAATGATAGCGTTTGTTTCTGCCAACATCTAAATATGTTTCTTTACTATTGCACATAGATTTTGGGTCAAAAATCGCTTTTGGAAAGATTTTATGCCAATTATATGTATAACTATCTGTCATAATTTCGATGACACCTTTATAAAAAGCACTAGCAACGCCACCGCTAAAACTACCATATAAATTCGCTTTTTCGGGGTTAATACCTAGTTCCCAAGTCAAAAGATATAAAACAAGCGTGGTTTTTCCCGTTCTTGGGGCTTGTGATAAAAATAATTCATCTAATTTATCCCAAATAACCAAGTCCTCTAACGCCTTGACAATTTCTAAAAGTTGTTTTCTTCGTGGACGATAAAATTGTTCGTTATATGGTCGGTTAAACTCTAATGCTTGGAAATAACTATCTAATGAATAAGGTGTCTCTAATACTAAAATGTTAAAAATAAGGTTTTTGATTTCTTTTTTTGTATCGACCAACACCATTTCATTCTTCATCGCATTAGCACAAAGTTGTTTTAGTTCCTTACTTTGTCGCATTGCAATCAACTTATCACGATTAAATTGACCCTTAATATATAAATAAGCGTCATTATAGTAAGTAATCGAACTTGGGTTTTTCTTAATCAAATAGCAAATCTTATCAAATGTATCCATAATTGCCTCCTTTTCGGCATAAAAAAAGCAAGTGTATAAAAACTACACTCGCCTTGTAATTTTTTACTTTGTTAGCCCTATTGCTTCACGATTTTTGTATTTTTTTGTCTTGATTTCGCCATTTTTAGCGGTTTTCTATACAAAAATTTTATCAATTTTCATTTTCTTCGCTTTAGATTATTGGAGTATGCACTCCTTTTACATAAGTAGAACCTTTACCATATTTGATATAACCTTGATAAAGTTTCCTGTTTTTAAGTATATAGTGAATTTGTGGTTGTGTCCAAACCTTGCCACGCTTGGTTGTTATGCCTTGTTGGTTTAAATATCCGCTAATTTCTAATTGGGAAACATTATCGTCATATAATTCAAAAATTTGTCTAACAACTTTGCTTTCAAATTCATCGGGAACTAAACAACCGCTTACGACTTTATAACCATAAGGAACGCCACCGCCCGCATAACCGCCAGCAATTGCTTTAATCTTTCGTCCGTGTGCGGTTCGTAAGGCAATATTCTTTCTTTCTTGTTCCGCAACAAACAACATCATTGAACGATAGACATTCGCAAAAATTTCATCGTCCCCAAAATTTTCTTCAACGCTAATCAACTTAACGCCTTTCTTTTCCAATAAGTAAAGATAATAAAAATAAAGTTTAGTATCACGGGCAACACGGTCGCTTTTAAACACGATAACCGCTTCAAACGGTGGGTTCACAACATCATCGCCAAAACAAATCTTATTCCATTGTGGTCTTTCATCGCTAACGCCCGACCCAACATCTTCATTCCACGCAACAATTTCGTATCCGTGATTTCGTGCATATTCCTTAATCGCTTGCTTTTGTGCGACCATTCCAAACTTGTCATCGCCATTTTGCTCGGCGGTCGAAACACGGCAATACCCAATCGCCATTCTTTTTTCGTCCATAATCGAACCTCCTTGACCCAATCATAATCGAAAATAAACTTAATGTCAATAGTCAATTTATAATGAGAGTGTTTATTTTCTTCTCCATTTTGGTTTAAAAGTCAAATATTCAAACGCTTCTTGCCAAGTCATACCTTTTTTGCTTACCCAATATAACGCTCTATTATATGAAACACCGAAAATTTTAGTGGCTGTCTTAATATCAACACATTTTTCGCCAACAAATATTTTTACATCGCTATATTTGGTTTTCTTTTTATATTCTTTTGGGGTAATTGTGTATGGTTTTCTTGCTCGTTTTGCATTTTCGCTCAAAGTTATATACCTACAATTACTAGGTTCGTAATTACCGTCAGGGTCAATTCTGTCAATGGTTAAACCGTCTTTCCACCCATTTTCCATAGACCACTTGTAGAAATTATAAAAACCCTCACGACCTTGCCATTCATCACAAACCTTAATTCCACGACCGCCATATTCTTTATAATTTGGGTTATTAGAATTTCCACATCTTGAACGCATACACATTAGTTTTCTATATAATGGGTGCTTTACCGAACCAACATCTAACTTATTACCTGCATATTCCCCTTTGTGTTTGCAACCACTTCCGCAACATTTGGTTTGCCCTTTTATTAAATAAATAGGTCTAACCGCTATTGTATTTCCACAATCGCACACGCAATTAAAATAAATGTGCTTATGTCCGTTCTTTTCGACTTTGCTTGTAAGACCTACAATAGTTAAATGGTTAAATTTGCGTCCTATCCAATTTTCATCGTATTTTGTTTGGTTAACACGGCATATACATTTAGAGGCTTTGCCATTTATTAAAGTTTTTGCATTTTTATAGGCAATTCGTCCACAATGGATACATTCGCAAAGAAAACCATTTCCTTGTTCGTATTTAATAATCTTCCAATCGTTGATAGCTTGTCCTTTATATTTTTCCATTTTTTCCGCATAGGTTGGGGCAGGTGTCTTATTGAACTTTTTTGTCATACATTCGCAAGTTTTACCGCTTCGACCTTTAACAAATTCTTTGCCGTATCGTGTTTGAATAACCTTTCCACACCTTATACATTCGCAAGTCCAAAGTTGGTGGTTTTCCGCCTTTTCATCGTATTCCACCGCAAGAACTCGGTAAGTCCCGTAAATCTTCCCAATTCGGTTCGCATAAAATTTTTCTCGTTGTGTCATCATTTTGACCTCCTACCACCATTATAAACATTTTTAAAATTTCGTCAATTACCCCTCTATTATTTTTGTTGGAAATATTCGTATTGACAACCGCCACCGAAAAAATGCCTTGTGATTAATTCCCCTCGCCCCCTTACTTTTAACGCTTAAAACGGGCAAAACCTTATAAAAAACGGCTATTTTTAGGCGTGTTATCGCTTATAACCTATTAAAACGACTATTTTATTACTTCGTAATAACTTTAATATAAAATAATCTTGATTAATTTATAACTAAACAAGGCAACCAAACAACGAACAAGGGCGAGGCTCTTTTTATAATATGGCGATATGCTTAAACGCTTTATATATGCCCGTATTATTAAAGCCCTTATTTTTATATGCTCGCTCGTTAATTATTAGCCCTTATTTTATACGCATACGCTCGGCTCTTTAATTATTTATATAAATTATCGTTGCAAGTCGTTTTATAATTTGATATTCTTTATAGTGTGATAAGGGTTTAACGCTTGTTTAGGTTAAGCCTTGCCCCACAACGAGAGCGAGGGGCTAGCGTGATATTTGAAAACTTAATAAAAATAGTTAGTGATTATTTTTCATTATGTAGCCTTTATTAAACACAACAAGAAAAGAGGAATATTACACAATGGAAAAAAACACAAAAACCGAACTTTTAGAAATCTTAAACAATGAGCGAGGCAACCTATACGACTTTATAGCGAATAATTACTGGCTAATGAGTAAAGATGATTTAAAATCTTTAGCCCTTGAAATTGTCGCTCTCTTATATGTTTATGCGAGCCGATTAAATACCGATAGCGAGCGAGCAAATAAAGAAATGCACGCCGAATTATTGGAGACTATTAAAGAATATCGAGAGGAGTTATTAAGCGATGAATAAGAAGCAAACCGACAAACTCCAAAAAATATATATATCTTTTTGGGTTGATAACACAACCGACAAGCAAAAGCAAGAAGCCAATAAAATAGAGTTTTTTGTATCTTGCGGGCGTATGAATTACGAGGAGGCACTTATTCGCCTAACCCTTGCGAAACTTAATCAAATAGATTTGATTTATTCTATCTATAAAAACGAAGAAACGCTGAAACTATTAAACATTATCAATCAATAAAA